AAGATCAGTGGCGCATGGATGTACTGGCGGCTGGTGCGTCCATCGGCAACGGGCGCGTGCAGGTGGTCACGCCGAATGGCTCGGTGAACCGCATGAGGTTCAACGTCGTCACGGGGAAGCCTTCGTTGACGGCTGGCGACTATCATCAGATCGTGCAGATGATCGAAGGCATCAGGGTCGCCGATTTCCTGTGGGGAACCGCACAGGCGCGACAGGCGATCTTGCGCTTTGGCTGGAAATCTCCAGCGGGGACGTACTCGATCAGCGTTCTCAATGGCGCAGCCAATCGAAACTACATCGCTAATTTCACCATCGCGGCTGGGCAAGCCAACACCGACACCGAACAGGTGTTGAGGATACCGGGAGACACGACCGGCGTATGGCCGGTGGACACCAGCCGAGGGATGTACGTTCGTTTCGTGACGGCAACCGGCACGACCTACGGCAATGGTGTCGCCGGGTGGCAGGCTGGAGCCGCGTCAGGCACGGCTCTCAACACGAATGGCATCGCGACCGCTGGCAATGTCATCGAACTCTGGGACTGTGGATTGTACCTCGACCCCCTCAACACCGGGACGCCGCCGCGCTTTGAGATGCCCGACGAGGCCAACGAGTACATCGCCTGCTGCCGCTACTACGAGCGGTTCCCCGTGACTGCTGTGACAGTGCCGTCAACGAGTTATGCGCCTCATGCTTACAAGGCCCGCAAGCGGATAGACCCGGCGCTGGCGATTGTCGGCGGAAGCGCCTTGGGCGCTGTCTGGACCGGCATCGCATATGATCCAACATGGGGTGCGCGACAGACAGGACCGGGGTCGGGCGCTGCTGACCAACTTATCGCTGCCAATTCGAGGATGTGAACCATGCCATACGTATCAGCACGCTACGCTCCACCGCCGCCAGCCGACATGCCGACGACGCGCAGCCCTGGCGACCCGAAACAGGTCATCGCCACCGATGACCAGAATGTCGAGTGGTGGCTAGACGAAGCGAGCCAGGTGGGGGACTGGCTCCGCTATATCGAAAACGGGGGTACAATAGATCCGGCCGTAGCGGCGAAGCCCGCGAAAAAGGAGAAGACGAAATGATCATCACCTCTTCCCGCACCAAGGGCGATCTTCGCGTCGTGCTCGGCGGCGACGACGGCAAGACCTATCACTTCAAGAACGACGAGACGGCCGAAGCCTGGATGGTCGGCAACAGCACTGGCCTGCCGACGCTGACGACGCTGACGCCGGCAACTGCCGTGGCCGGCGCCGCCAACACGACGGTCACGCTGACCGGCACCGGCTTCAGTGCCGCTAGCGAGGTGCTGGTCAACAACATGCCGGTTACCAAGGTCTTCACCAACGCCACCACGATGTCGACGGTGCTGCCGACCCTGTCGCTGCCGCCGATACCCGCACGTTGGGAGATCTCGGTGCGCAACGGCGTCTACCAGACGGCGGCGAAGCCGTTTGCCTTTACGTAAAGGAGAACCTCGATGCTCGGAACGCTGGTCTACGTCCTGATTGTGGCGGTCGTCATTGGATGCGTGTGGTGGGTCTGCGACTTCCTGCCCGTGCCAGAGCCGCTCAATAAACTGGTGAAGGTGCTCTCGATAGTTGTCGGTGTCATCGTCATTATCTACGCCTTGATGGGGCTTGCGGGCCATATTCCCGCCTTGGGATGAGCGAGCCGCCGCCCCATCACGGGCGGCTGGCGAGTGCAGCGCACGCCATCAAGTCGCTGTCGCTCGCGAATGTGCTTGTGATCTTTTTGCTGCTGGCAATGGCCGGGCCAGCGTATGTGTTGTGGAAAGCAGTCAACGACCCCCTGTTACTGGACCGCTTTTTGAGCACGTACAGGGTCGTCCCTTCGAACACCGGCTGCGTCATCCGCGCGGCTTCCGAGGGTGGTGCGCCGGAACAGTGGTCGATCTCGACCGGCTTTGCCTATGCCGGCACAGAACAGTACACGGTCGGCGTCGTCCTCGACCATGAGCCGGCCGACGAGGAAGAGGTCGCTGCCGCATGTGCTACCTTGTTGCTCATTGTCGAGAAGATGCATGAACAGTGAAACGCGTGTTCACCTTTGCTATCGTCCTGCTGTGCTCGACAGCACATGCGGAGGCACCGTGGCCGCGCGGAGACGTGGAGTTTTCCGCGACGCAGTGCCGCGTGCTCAAGCAGATGAAGGTCGACGTGCGCTCGATCTGCGTCAAGAAATACCCGGCCAGAGTGCCGCCCGAAAATCGCAACAAAGGAAATGATCGCGATGACACCGAAGATCAGCAGCCTAGCACAGGTGGAAGCCCAGAACCCCCGGCCTCCGCGCCGGATACGTCAAACCCACCCACTCAACCAAATCCGCCTGGTGGCGGTGGAGAAGGCGGCGGCGGAACTGATCCAGGCGGTGGAGGAGGCTCTCCCGGCGAAGGTGGCGGCGGTGGGCCTCCTGATGGAGGAGGTAATGGCGGCGGCGGTGAAGGCGGAGGAGAAGGCGGTTCGGGCGGCGGCGAAGGCGGAGAAGGTGGCGGCGGTGGCGACGGAGGTGGTGACGGAGGCCAAGGCGGAGGCGAAGGCGGTCAAGGTGGCGGCGGCAATGGCGGCGGCGCGGGCGGAGGCGGAGGAGACGGTGGAGCAGGGGGCAGCGGCGCTGAAGGTAATGGGAACGGTGATGAAGGTGGAGGACGACCGTCACCGGGCTAAGGAACGTTTGGTGTCTAAACTTATTCGGGGAACAGACGATGAAGAAGCCGATGATTGGCCTGAAGGGGCGGGGGACGCCGACGAAGAAGAATAACCCGTCGCTGATCTCGCAGCATTCGAAGCAGACCAAGCCGATCACGCTGGCCAAGGTCTGGCGCAAGTGAACTGGTTCTGGAACAGCCTGTGGTGGCTGATCAGACAGGACGAGCGTTATGACGACCGCAAACTGATCGACCCGACTGCGCCGCGGCTGAAGCCGTCGCGTGCCGACGCCGGCCAGAACATTCGCATGAGGCATGAGAATATCAACTGGAAGGCGATGGACGATGATTGATCGCGATGTGTACTTCGAAAAAGTGAGATCCGATCTGTTCGCGGGCGCCATGACGCAGCAGCAGGTGGACGGCCAGAACGTCATCATCGGGCTGTGGGACTATCAGGCGACCGGCTCGCCGATGTCGGATTTGAGGTGGCTCGCCTATCTCCTAGCAACGGTATATCATGAGTGCGCCACCAAGATGTGGCCAGTAACCGAGTACGGAGATCAAGCATATCTTGAAAGTAGAGAGTATTGGCCGTACATAGGAAGAGGTTTCGTGCAACTTACCTGGCGTGAGAACTATGAGCGGGCTAGCGCAATACTGGGCCTTATCGACGACCGTGATCTTGTTGATCATCCTGATATTGCTCTGGACTCGCTTATAGCGGCGCGCTGCCTGTTCCGCGGCTGTGCGGAGGGTTGGTGGACTGGCAAGAAATTGGGCGACTATTTCAACGACGAGCGCGACGACCCGATCAATGCGCGGCAGATCGTCAACGGCAACGACCGCGACGAATTGATCGCCGGCTATCACGACACCTTTCTCGCAGCGTTGGAAGCGGCCTATTACGAGGTCAATGCCAGATCGCCCACAGCACCAGGATGGATAGGAACATGATCACCAAAGCGAAGGCGATGCCCCGCAAAAAAGGGTCCATAGCAAAGCCGCCTGTTGTCGCGCACAAGTCGTTCAGTATGACGTATGGTGAAGTGAAGGCCAGCCCAAGCGGCTGGCTCGATGCGGCCCCCGAACTAGAGGAAACTTCGATGTCAGATTTTGAAACCGATGTCGCTGCGGTCGTTGACCAGTACCGCAACAAGATCAACAAGCAGTGGGCGTCCAAGGTGCTCGCCAACGCCGGCGAGCAGGCCGAGAGGGACGAAGGCTGGATCTGGGACGAGGTCAACACCCAGCCGGCGACGCCGACGCTGTCGGCGCTGGATCCGAACACCGCCGTCATCGGCGACGCCGATCTGGTGATGACGGTGACCGGCGCCGATTTTAACCCGACCAGCATCATCACCTTCAACGGCGGCAATGAGCCGACGACCTACGTTTCCGCCACCGAACTGAGCACGACCATCAAGCCGGCGACCGCGACGACCGCCGGTGCCTACCCGGTGACGGTCAAGACCAGCACGCTCGAAAGCGACCCGCTCGATTTCACTTTCACCGACCCGGTCACGCGCTCGGCTAAGAAGTCCGCGGCCGACGAGGACGAGGACGAAGACGAGGACGAAGGCGACGAGACGGTTGCCAAAAAGAAGTCCGCCAAGAAGTCGAAGTGAAACGCACACCCGAAGAGAAACGCTACCTGGCGCTGTTGCAGCGCCAGGCTGCGGTCCACAGGGCGCGCGACGACCTCATCGAGTTCGCACGGTTTATGAAGCCGGATCCAGACAAGCCGGAAGACGTGAGCCGTTCGCTCTATCACGTCGCCAAGCACCACACGGCTATCGCCGCGGCGTTGGAGCAAGTCGAAGCCGGCAAGATCCGCCGCCTGATCATCAACGTGCCGCCGCGGCACGGCAAATCCGAATTGTCGTCACGACTTTTTCCAGCCTGGTTCATGGGTCGTCACCCAGAGCAGTCGCTGATCCTCGCGACCTACGCCGACAAATTAAGTTGGGACTTCGGTCGCG